CCCGACGAAATCCAGACGACGTACAAGGTGGACGTGGGCGACAAGTTCACGAGCTACAACAAGAACGACACTGGAACCGATTATCAGAGCGCCCGTCCAGCCGTCCGCAACAACGACCTGCCCGGCTCCGGCGTGAAGGACAAGGGTTTCGCGCTGGTGTGGGAGATTTTCAACAAGACCGACGGGCTGGTTTATGTCGTGTGCGACGGCTATCCCGACTTTTTGCGCGAGCCAGCGGAGCCGGAGTTCTACACCGATCGTTTCTGGCCGTGGTTTCTTGTCGCGTTCAACGAAACCGACGGCGAAGTCTGGCCGCAGAGCGATGTGAATTTAGTTCGTCCTATGCAGCTTGAAATCAATCGCTCGCGGCAGGGCTTGCGCGAGCATCGTTTCGCCAACCGTCCAAAGATCGGCTACGCGGAGGGGCTTCTCTCGGTCGAAGACATCGACGCTCTCAAGAACCCGCCCGCCAACGCAGTCATAGGCATCACGGGTTTGCAGCCGGGGCAGGACATCAACGCTGTCCTGCAAGCGATCAAGGGCGTGCCGATCGACCCCAATCTCTATCAGACGCTCGAAACTTTTCAGGACATGCTGCGGGTCGCGGGCGATCAGCAGGCGGACCTTGGACCCACGTCCGGGGCGACGGCGACCGAGACAAACGTCGCGGCGCAGGCGCGAGCCACGTCCACGGGCTCGGAAGTGGACGACATCGACGACACGCTCTCTGCAATCGCCCAAAGCGCGGGCCAAATCCTCCTGCTCAACATGAGCGAGGACCAAGTCAAAAAGATCGTCGGCCCCGGCGCGCTGTGGCCGCAATTGACGAAGGCTGACGTCGCGGAGCAGATGTTCTTGGACATCGAGGCGGGAAGCTCGGGCCGCCCGGATCAGGCGCGCGAGCTTCAGAACTTCGAGCGTCTCGCGCCGATCCTCATGCAAATTCCTGGAATTGCCCCCAACTTTCTTGCGAAGGAAGCCATTTCGAGGATGGACGACAGCATCGACCTTGAGGACGCAATCGCTGACGGGCAGCCCAGCATCATGGCGCAAAACGCTGTCCAGCCGGGGGCTTCGACTGGCCCGCCCGGCAGCCAGAACCCCGCTGCACAGGGTCCTATGGGAGGCGCGAACGCGCCTGCTCCCCCGGCCCCGAACTCGTCGGCTCCGACCCCGGATAACTCTGCGGCGGGCGCGCCGCCGCCGATGACGCATTGATCCCGTCCAAACTTTAGACGTATAGGTCTAACACCCGGCGCGGAGGCCGGGATTTTGGGACCCCGAAAGACCAGATGGCCGATGGCGACGCAGTAGGCGGGAACGCACAGGCAGGCGAGAGCCAGCCGTCTTCCACGCCCGCGTCAACCCCCTCGCCGTCACCGTCCACGCCGTCCCAAACCGATGCTGGCCAGCCGACATCGACACCTTCGGCTGAAGGGAAATCCCCACCGTCCCTAATGGATGCGGTGCTTCAGGTGGTGAAAACCACCCCGGAGCCAGACGTTCTAGGGCGCAAGGATCAAACCGACGGAACTCCCAAGCCGCCAGAGCCACCAGTCTTAGGACCGGACGGCAAGCCCCTCCCCGAAACGAAAGACGAAGAGGTTGCGGACGAGGAAGCCGCGCTCGCTGCGGAAGCGAACGCTGCGACCAAGACCAAAATCAACCGGCTGTTCAAGCAGCGGCGCGAACTGCGCCGCGAAGTCGAGCAGCTTCGACCGGACGCCAGCGTCGGCGGACGGTTATCCTCCTTTGCGCGTGAGCACGATCTGGCCCCGGACGACATCGTCTTCGGCCTGACCGCGATGGCGGCGGTGCGGCGCGGCGACTACGCCGCGTTCTACCAAGCCATCTCGCCTTACGTGCGGAAGGCCCAAGAGGTTTTAGGGCTCGTCTTGCCCGAGGACCTTGGGGGCCGCGTCCAGCAAGGCCAGTTGAGCGAAGCCGCAGCGAGGGAACTCGCTGTTACACGCTTCAATCAGCAGCGGGCGCAGGAGGAAGCGCGCGTCAACGCGGAACGGTATTCGTCCGCGCAAATTCATGCCGTCCAGTCGGACGTGCAGCGCGCCGTCACTTCGTTCGAGGAAAGACTTGCCGCCAACGATCCGGACTATGGGGCCAAGGCCGACGCCATTAAGCGGACGGCTCAAGCGTTGCTCTTGGAGCGAGGCGGAAAGATCGGGACAGTCGAGGATGCTTTGGACTTAGTGTCCAAGGCGCACCGCGAAGTCACCGCTCAATATCGTCGTTTTGCTCCGCAGCCGCGTGCGACCGCTCCCGCGCCTAATGGCCATTCTCAACAGCCCAACGCGCGTCCGGCTCCGAAGAACATGATGGAGGCGGCGCTTGCTGGCCTCGAAAATGCGAGGCGGACGGGTGCTGGCTAACCCCATGAAGGGGTCCCCGAAATGGCTTTCACAGCCGGAGAAATCCAGAACATCGCCAATGCGGCGCTAGACTTCTATCTGTTCAAGGGCGAGCAGTTTCACCAGACCATCCAGAACCGCCCGTTTTGGGCAAAACTCTCGGGCAAGAAAAAGACGTTTCCGGGCGGCAAGGGCAATATTTCCCTCGCGGTTTCCGGCGCGTTTGGCGACGGCTCGGGCAACGACGTCGTCAAGGGCTACACGCACAACGACGTGGTGAGCTTCTACACCCCGGCGAACATCAAGCGCGCCGCCTATCCGTGGAAAGAGCATCACATCGGTATTACGCTCACTCACACTGAGCTGAAGATTGACGGCATCTCTGTCACCGATCCGATGGGCAACGGCTCGTCCACGTCCAACCACTCGCAGCGCGACATGACGGTGCTGGTCGGCCTGCTCGAGGACAAGCTCTTCGACATGGGCGAGCAATACGCCAGAGGCATGAACACGCTGGCGTTTGGCGACGGCGTGGCGGACCCGAAGGCCATGACGGGAATTGGACTTCTCGTCGCTGCCGACCCGTCCGTCGGCGTCGTCGGCGGTCTGGACCGCTCGTCCGCGACTTACGCTTGGTGGCGCAACCGCGCTCGCACTGTCGCGTTCGGCGCGAAGGTGACGGGCACTCCCGCCCTTGCGGCGTGGGGCGGCGACGCTGTCACGTCCGACCCGGCGAACGGCGGCACGCTCTTGCAGACGCTTCAGTTCGAGCGTCGGCAGTTGATCCGCTACGGCGGCAAGCCCGATCTTTTCATCGCCGGTTCTGCGTTCATCGACGCGATGGAAAAGGAAATGCGCGCCAACGGGATTTACTCCCAGACCGGCTTCAAGGGCACGCAGGACGGCGCGATGGGCGATATGGAGTTCGGTGGTCAACCGATCCTCTACGACCCCACCTTGGACGACATGGGCTTGTCCAAGCGCGCCTACTGGATCGACAGTTCAAACGTCTTCCTCGAAGCGATGGAAGACGAGTGGATGCACCAGCACACGCCCGCGCGCCCGGCTAACCAGTTCATCATGAACAGGTCGATCACCACGACCTGTCAGCTTGTTGGACGGCAATTCAACAGCAGCTTGGTTATCGACATCAAGTAGCTGCCAAAGATCGTCCACGCGCGGCCTCCGACCGTCTTGGACGTTGGGAGGGGGAGGGCCACTCCGCAGGGTTCCCTTCCCCTCTTCCCTGCGACCGGAGAGGAAACGAAAAATGCACTTCTGCACAGCAATAGTTTTGGTGGCTGGCGACAAGGACCAGACCGTCTACCGCGACGAATTTAACCCGCTCTCGTGGCCTGAAGTCGAGCTTGTCCGAACGATCCACGGCGACGACGCCGTCCTCGAAGTGAAGCCCTTCGTCCACATCAACCAGACTTGGCGCGACGAGCGCGCCCGCCTCGTCCTGAAATATGGACGCGAGTACGTGGAAGCTTGTTTTCCGGGGCGCGGCGCGAACATCCAGACCGACGCGCCTGAAGCCGAAATCTCGCACGGCAAAATCTGGAAGAACCCGCTCACCCAACTCGAAGAGCAGATCGAGCCGGAGCCGGTCGCCATCGACTTCTCGAAGGTGGACACAAAGGGCAAAGGCAAAGAGGCTCGCATCTGATGCAAAACACGGCTTCCCTCGCGAGTATTGTTTCGATGGTGCGGGCGGAAGCCGGTCACTCGATGGCCGTGTCGCAAGGGCAAAACACCATCGACACGATCAAGGCTCTCATTGCGCGCACGCAGACCGAACTCTGGACGGCTTACCAGTGGCCCACTCTCAAAATTCGCGCCGACAGGCAGATGAGTTCGGGGTCTTTCCTCTACGACTTTCAAGTCAATATGAGCTTCGAGCAGGTTCGCGAAGTCTGGGCTTCGCAAAGCTCGTCTTATAGCTGGACGCCAGTCAATTACGGCATCGAAGAGAACATGATCGCTCCCGGCGCGGGCAACTCACAATCGGGTGATCCGCCGCAGTTTTGGGACACGGAAAACAACTCCAGCGACAGCGTCTATCGTATCTGGCCGACGCCCACGACCAGCAACTACACCGTCCGAATGATCGGCATGAGGCGCTGCGACCCGTTGCTGGTGGACGCGGACGTGAGCACTCTCGACGCGACAGCCATAAGCCTGTTCGTCGCGGCAGAGTTGCTGGCCAGAGCCAAGGCCGAAGACGCGCCCATGAAATTGCAGAAAGCGCAGAAGTACACGCTCGCGCTGATGGGCAACTCCGTCACAGCCAAGCGCAAAATCTCGACGCTCGCGTCGGGCGCGCCGTCCAACCGGGGGAACCGGGCGACGCCCTATATCGACTACATTCCGCAGAGCAATTAATGCCTTACCTGCTGATTGATGATTTTGCGGGCGGGCTGGACACACGCAAAAGCGCGCTGACCAGTCCCGCTGGCACGCTCCAAAGACTGAACAACTGCATCATCACGCCCGGTGGCGAAATCGCCAAGCGCAAAGCCTTCGTGCAGGTCGCGGACTTGACCGGGACCTTCGGGCTCGCGTCCACGGAAAGCTCCGTCTACGCTTTCACGCGCAACGCCAATGTCACCGCGCCGGGGTCTGGCGTGCCCGGTGTCGGGCTCGTCTACCAGAAGCTCCCGAACGGCGCTGCGGGCTTGACGCAAACCGACTTCGACACGTTCGACGGCGGTGTCTACGTCGTCTGCTACGACCCGGCTGCCGTTTATCCAGCCAACGTCCCGCACTACTACAACGGCGTGCTCACCGAAGGGACGGGAAAAGGGCTCTACTGCCGGACGTTCGGAACCAAGATGTACGCCGTCTTGGGCAAGAACCTGTTCTTCAGTTGCATCGGGGACGCCGTCCACTGGACGAACAACAGCGCCGCGACGCCCGCCCAAGAAGGCGCTGGACTGATCGACTTGGCGATGCAGGACAGCGACGGAGAAAATTTAACTTCGCTCGAAATCTACTACGACAAGCTCGCCATCTTCTCGACTGAAGCCAATCAGATTTGGGCGATGGACACGGACCCGCTTCAGAACAACCTCACCCAAGTTTTGCGCGGCGCGGGCACCGTCACTCCCTCTGGCGCGCTTCAGTACGGCTCCGGCGACGTGCTCTATTTGAGCCAGACCGGCATCCGCTCGATCAAGGCGCGCGATGCGTCCAATTCTGGCGCGGTGAGCGACATCGGCTCGCCCATCGACCAAGAAATCCAGAACGTCTGGACGCAGCGGGGGAGCGGCTATTTCGCAGCGGCGCACGCGCTCCTAGAGCCCATCGTCGGAAGGTTTTGGATGATATTCCAAGACCAGATTTTCGTGCTCTCGTATTTCCCCGGTCCAAAGATCACGGCGTGGAGCCGCTACACGCTTCCCTTCACCGCCGACTATGCAGTCAACTGCGGCGGGCACATTTTCATCCGCTCCGGCAACGCGCTCTATGCCTATGGCGGCTCGACCGGCGACATCTACGACGCGACGGTTGGCGAAGTGCGCTTGCCCTATCACGACATGAAAAAGCCGGGGCACAACAAAGTGTTCGAGGCTTTGGACATGACGATCCAAGGCTCATGGCGGGTCGCCAACTCGTTCGACTACAACCAGCCGGACGTGGAAGAGACTTTAGGAACCTTCAGCGCGCCGACGTGGCGCACCGCGCGCAACGAGTTCACGGGCGACAGCAGTCACTTCTCGCTGCGCTTCTACACCACGGGTTCTGGCCCGGCGACGCTGTCCAACGCCGCCGTCCACTACCAGATGGCGGATGACGAAGCATGATCCATCAACTAGAGCTTGCGATCATGCCCCTCGTGGACGACGCCAACTTCAACGACCTGCGCTTTCTCGCGTGCAATCTGCGCGACGAAGACAAGCTCGAACTGAGCGTGACGCGCGACATCTCGAAGTTCGAGGACTTGGCTTGGGCTGGCGCTTATTCGCGCTGGCGAAAGGTCGTGATCCACGATCGTCGGCCTGTCTTCGGGTTTGGCGCGGCTGAAGTCCACGGCATGAAGCGCGTCCACGTCTGGGGCTTCGGCTGCAAGGAAGCCGTCCACGGCTTGAAGCCCGCGACGCGCTACATAAAAAAGTTTATGATCCCGGAAATACTGGCGTCTGGCTTCACCGAAGCGCAGGCGGTTTCTCATCCAGCGAATTTGATTTCGCATCGCTGGTTGGAGTTCTTGGGCTTCAAGTTCAAGGGCGCACTGGCGGGCGTGGGCGCTCGTAAAGAGGAAATGCTTCTCTTTTCCTTGAGCGCCGATGACCTTGCACGAAGAGCCCCCGTCCCCCTCGCAGCGTAAGCGCCTCTTCGAGGATGCGCTGGCCAGCTACGAGTACCGCTTCGCCCAGCGCGAAGACGCGCCCGCGCTCGCGTTCCTGTTCGAGAAAGCCTGCATCGACAGCGGCTTCCCGTCCAGAGGCATCCGTTACAGCGTGCCCAAGGCGACCCGCTGGATCGAGCGCGTGCTGTTCGATCACTCCTGCCCGCATCTGGTCGCCGTCCACGAAGACGTCATCATCGGGTCCATGTCCTACGCACTGGACGACACGTTCTGTGAAGAGCCGGTGGGCGTGATGCACATGCTCTATGTCGAGCCGGAGCATCGTCATACCGCCGTCGCGAGAGTGCTCGTCGCGCTTTGCGTGGACGCCGCCAAGGGCGAGGGCGCGATCGCTTTCCACGCTCCTATCGCCGCTGAAGTCCGCGAGGGCTCACTCGTCAATCTGTTCGCCAAGGGTGGGTTTGCTCCCATTGGCGTAATCATGGGAAGGAGCCTCTGACGTGGGAGGAAAGAACAAGCCGGACAACAGCGCCGTCGTCCAACAGCAACAGCAACAAGCGGCTGAAGAAGCGGCCAAGGAAAAGGCGCGGCAGGACCGTCTGACGAAGGGACTGGCCGGGATCAAGAGCGCCTTCGAGGGCTCGCCCACTTACACGACCAAGGCTTTCGACTGGAATAATTTCAGCCCGAGGACGAACGAAGCGGAACGTCAGTACGAGGCCGCAGGAGGCACGTCCGCGCAGTCCGGCCAGCAGCTTTACCGGGCAGACCTGCCCGAAGGGTACACGATCCGCAAAGTCTCGGGTGGAGCAGCAGCCAATCCCACGTCCAGCATCGCGTCCGGCTTGGACGCGCTCTCGGGGCTCCCCAAGGGAAATTCAGGCGCGTCAAATGGTGCGGGCCTCGACACGCTCTCGGGCATGCCGAAAGGCAACACTGGCGCAAGCTACGGCGTCGCGGACAAGAGCTATGGCGCGTTCGCCGGGCTGCCCCTGTCCAAGGGCGCGGCAGGCGCTACGGGAAGCGGATCAAGCGACGCTTGGGAAATCGTCGGCCCGGACGGCAAGGTTCACAAGCAGGGCGATGCGTTCGACATTCAAGCGCCGGACGGGGGCACCACGGGCGGCTTCGACGATGCGTTCTACAACAAATACAAGCAGAGCGTGCTCGACTACTACATGCCGCAGGTCAACGATCAGTACACGAAGGCCAAGCAGCAGGCGATTTATGGCTTGGGGCGTTCGGGCAATCTTCGGTCGAGCGCCGCCAACGATCTGTACGCGGACCTGACCAAGCAGAACACCATCAACGAAGCTGGCGTCCGCAACCAAGCCGACAGCGCGGCAGGCGATTTACGCTCGCAGGTCGCGTCCGAACGCCAGAAAGCAACCTCCCAGCTTTATGCGACCGAGGACCCGGAAGTCGCGACGCAGCAGGCGCTCGCCGCCGTCCGCGACGTGAACCTGAAGCAGCCGGACCTGAGCCCCTTGAGCGCGCTGTTCGATGTCGCGTCGATCGGCGGCGCGGGGCTCTACAAAGGCTATCAAGGCCAGCAACAACTCAACGCTTTCAACGGTGGGGTCGCCAAGAACAAGGGCGTCATCGTCCAATAAAAATTTTTCTTCAATCAAACCTATTCACAGGTAAGCCATGTGTGACCCAACCGTCTTAGCCATCGGCTCGACCGTCGCCGGTCTGGCGGGCAGCGCCGCCAACTATCTTGGCGAGCAGCAGGCCGCAGAGCAGCAAAAGGAAGAGTACGACCGCTGGTCGCAGCAGCAGTCCGAGAACCGCAAGAAAGCGGCGATCAAGGACGAGGAAGACCGCAAAATGGCGGACGCGGCCCGGACGCAGGGGCTCACGGACGTGAGCGCGGGCAGCCAGAAGGACGCGCAGAGCGCCGAAGCCGACCGCCTGAACAAATACTTGAGCGGCCAGACCGATGCGTCCAACCCCACCGACGCAGGCGCTCCCACGTCCGTGACGGACACGCGCCTGTCGTCCGGCCAGAGCAATTCGAGCGACGCTTTCAACACCGACCTGTCCACTAAGCTCGCGTCGGCGGACGCCGCTGCGAAAAAGCGCGTCGCGGCGCTCGCGACCGTGGGGTCTTACGGTGGCAGCTTCGGGGGCCTCGACCAGCACGTCTCGGACGCTTTCCAGAAATCGGGCGAAGGCATCGACTTGGCGAACGACTTCCGCAAGGGCGACATGGCGGTCTATGGAACGCAGCAAAACGTGGACCCGCTCACTTACACCTACACGAAGTCGCCCCTCGCGGACCTGTCCAAGCAAGCCTTGAATTTCGGTGGACAGGGCTTGGGAAAAATGCTCGCAAGCAGGATCGGCTGACATGGCGACGATTGGCCTCAAAATCCGGGACAGCGAGGACGGCGGGAGCACTTCGCTGGCGGACACGCTCGCCAAAGCTTTCTATGGCGACCCGGAAGGGATCATGAAAGCGCGCGTGATGGCGAGCCAGTTGAACGCTCACCAAGCCTACGCCGACAACCTCACGGAGAAGACCCGCGAGGACAAGATCGCGCAAGGCTATCGCGACGCGGCGGGGCCAGCGGTGGGCGACGCCGCAGCCGCCGCCGTTCCCGCGCCAATCGTCGTCACCGATCAGGACGCCCTGCGCCGTCTCGTGCCCCCGGACACCAGCTATGGACCGCAGTTTCCGCACTCCGACCCGAACGAAGTGGCGCGCGTCGATGCGCTGCGGAAGCAGGAGCGGGCGCTTGGACCTATCCTCGTCAACGGCAACCCGGATCAGGTCGCGTCCGGCGTCAACAAAAACTACGGCGGGGCGATCTTGTCCGGCGCGGCGGGCAACCCCGCGATCGTCAAGCCCGACACGTTGAGGCTGGCCAGCACGCTCTACACCGGGAGCGCGCCGACGACGTCCACAGTGATGGTGTCGGGCGACAACGCTGGCGTGGACGCGAAGGCCCGCGAGGACATCCTCACCGAGCGCGCCAAGCCTGCGGCGGCCCCCGCGCATTTCAAGGACCCGAGCGGCAACGAAGTGCAATGGGACCCGCAAAGCCAAGGGTGGATCAAGGCTCCGGGCACCGGGGTCGCGCCAGCGGAAGCCCCGACGCATTTCAAAGACCCGGCAGGCAACGAACTTCAATGGGACCCGGCCAGTCAGAAGTGGATCAAAGCCCCCGGCGCAGACGCAGCGCCAGCCGCCGTGCCCGACACGTTCACCGGCCCGGACGGCAAGACCTACGCCAAGGTCCTCGATCCGACGACCGGCAAGCTCGTCGCCCAACTGGTCGAGGGCGCTGGCGCAGCGCCGGTCAAGCCCGTCCAATTGGACGAGAAGTCGTTCATCCCGAACGCCGACGGCACCGGCTATGTCACGCCCAAGACCGATCGCCCACTCATCACCGAGGAAGTCCCCGATCCGGGCAGCGAGAAGGGACGAGGCAAGATCATCCGCGACGTGATGGCGCTGGCCAGTCAGCCGGTCGATCCGCTGCGTCCAAACTCGATCACGCAGCAGCAGGCGCTCGACTACGATCTGGCTTTCACGACGAACTACGGCGCGAAAACCGCCATCGAGAAGATCAACGGCATAGAACACCCGGTCAGGACGTGGGCCGACATCCCGGCTGGCCTCAAGTCGCCCGCCGAAATCTACAAGCTCGCCGGAGTGCCGATCCCTCAACAGACGCCCACAAGAGGCCAGCCAGCGGGCGCGCCAGCCGGGACGGCTGGACAGCCAGCCTCGCCGCCTGCGGGCGCTGGACCGCGTCCCCTGCCCACGCCATCGACCCTTACCGGGGGCAACTACGACATCGGCCCCGGCTTGAGCGAGCCAGAGCCAAAAACGCCGACCGCCAGCCAAGCCGCCGAGCAACGCTATCTCGTGATGGCGAGAAGCTCCAACGACACCCTGTCCAAGATCACTCCCCGAACCATGCCGTCCGGGCTCGACATCTCGCTGGCGCGAACCGGAGGCGATCCGGGGGCGGTCAACTCGCTGATCGGCAGTCTTTCCAGCCAAGGGGCGCGTGACTACGCTCAAGCCGCGTCGGCGTTCATCGAAGCCTACGCCCGTCCGGCGACTGGCGCGACAATTTCGCCCAAGGACTATCAGAATTTCTATGCGTCGATGATCCCGATCCCGACCGACAACGCTCATCGTTTGAAGGTCAAGGCCCAACTCCGCGAGGACCTTATCCAGAGCTACGTGGCTGGCGGTTTCCCCGACGCCGCGTCGCGTGACGCTTGGCTGGCCGACTGGAAGGCTAAACACGACGACACTGGACCGTCCGGGACCCCACCGTCCGGAGGCAAGGCCCCGCCGTCCAGCGCGCCTCAAGGCGCGCCCCCGGAGTGGGACCATCTGTCCGAGCGCGGCAAGGCGCTTTGGCGCAAGCAACACGGGGCGCAATAGATGGCCGCTCTTACCGAGGCTGAAGAGCTTGAGCTTGAGCTAGAGCAGGCTCGCGCTCGCAAAGCGCAAGCGGAAACTGACGCGACGGCGCAGTCCAACGCTGCGGCGGGCGTCATAAACGCGGACACCGGAGCAGTCGAAGACCCAAACGAGTTGGTCGGCGCAGGCAAAAGCCTTGTGCGTGGCGTTGGACGGGGCTTCGCAAAACTCCCGGACGCGCCAGCGGCGATCTACACCGGGGTGAAGAACCTTCCGACGCGCGCTTACAACACGTTTGGCGGCGAGCGTCCGGTCGATAGCAGTGGCGAGCGCGGCGACGCGCCTCCCACGACGGACCTGCTTGCGCCCCAACGCCAACGCGACGCAGGCGCAGCGCCGATCCCCGTCCAGCCCCTTCAGAAGCCCACGTCGCAGCTTTCGTTGGACACCGCGCCCGAGACGCCCATCGGCAAAGCCTACGATGCGTCGTTCCCTGTGGACGAGAACCACCCCTACGCCGACATGTTCGGTTCGGTCGCTGGACCTGCGGCGATCGAGGCTGTGGCGTCTGGCGGGGTGTCTCTGGCCAGCCTCCCCGCCATCGTCAAGAGTTTGCCGCGCGCCGTCGCCCGCACCACCGCCACGACAGGCGGGGCATTGGTGGGGAGCGCAGGCGGTGGAGCTTTGGACAGGGCGCTGGGCGGCAGCGGCGACTTGGGCAGCGTGTTTGGCGGCACCATTGGCGGCGGCGTTGGGTCCAACCTCCTGATGCAAGGTGGGTGGAAAGGGCTCAACAAAACTCTCACGAACAAGGAGAGCGTCAGCAAATACATCCGCGCCAAGCAAGCGGGTGTCGAACCTGACTTGCCTCTTGTGGGCAACGAATTTGCGCGACGGACAGCGGACGCCACGACTTCGCAACTATTTGGCGGCGGGCCAGTCCTCAAGGCCCGCGCGAACCAGCACGAGCAAATGGACGCCGCCGCGCAACAAATCGCGGCGGACATTCGCGGCGAGCCGTCCAGCGGAACCATCGACAAGACCACCATCGGGCAGCGAGTTCGCGACACAGGGGCGGTCGCCGACAAGAACGCCGTCGTGCGCCAAAACGAAATCATGGACCCGATCTATGAGCAGGGCGGTCGGGAACTTCCCATCGACCAAGTCAAGCAGCGCGCCGACATGGAGGCGCTGCGGCTTCAGCAGCAACCCCATAAGCGCAGCGCGTTCGACACTGAAATCAACAACATGGATGTGTCGCGGCTCGATCCGGAGAACGCGCCCAAGGTCGTGGACGTGGGCCTCGAAGCGCAACTCGAAATGAAACTCAACCAAGCGCAGCGGAAGCTTCAGGGCGCGAACAACGCGGATCGCCGGGCGAGCGCGCAGGCCGAAATCGACAGCATCCTGAACCAACAGCAGGCGAACCGTGGTCAGACTTTGGACGAGGCGAAGGAAACTCGTTCGGACACAGGCCGGAGGATCGAGGGGCAAGTCCCTCTGACCGCTCGTCAGACCATCGCTCTCAAGAAAATTCAAACCGAGGCGATGAAAAACGCGACGACGCGCGCGGGTGTCCCGCCCGAAGAGTTCGACGCCGCCAATCGCGACTACAAGCTTATCGCTGGCCAGCGGCGCAAGCTTATTCAGCCCATCACGGAAGCAAAAACCCAAGGGCAGGGTGAAGCTTACAACAAGATGTTCACCGGAACGGCGCGAGCCAACGCGGATCGCGTCAACTCGCTTCAGCTTTTCGCGCCGGACGAGTTGCGACAGACGTTGGCGGACGAGCTTGAGCTTCGGCTTCGCGGGCCAGCGGGAGCAGGAGGGCCAGCCAGACCGGACTTGATTGGACCGTCCGTCAAAAGCGCGCCGGACTGGTTCGAGAAATCTCCTGACGCAACCAAGAGCATACTCGCTGGCGGGGGCGATTGGGACAACAACCGTCTCAACGCTTTGCTGCAAACGATGCGTACCGACGCGGAGCGGTCTGGACGGACAGCGCCTAGCGGGGGCAATAGTCGGGGGCCTTTAGGCAGTACGTTCGGCAACGCTGTGAACGCTGTGATTGGCGCGGGCAGTTTCATGACGGGCGGCGCGGCGGCGTTGCCTCTTACAACCGTCCTACCTGCGTTGGCTTATGGGACTGGGAAATTTTTGACCAGTCCTCGCATTACCAAGCGTGTCGTCAATCCGGGGCCGTGGATCAACGACAAGCACGCGCTGTCCAGAATACTCGCGAGCGCCGTGACCCGTGTGAACGGCGCGCCCTACGCCAACAACGATGACGATGAACTAGAGCAAGGCGCTCGCTGACAATGCCCGTCAACCTCAATGGCATGGACCCTCGCGTCCTCGCGGCGCTCCGTAAAATTCAGGAGCAGGCGCGAGCCCGTGGGATCGAGACGAACGTCATCTCGGGCGTAAGGTCTTACCAAGATCAAGTCGAGCTTGCCGCCAACGCTGCGGCGGACCGGGCTGGCCAGCCGCTTCCCTATGCGTCCCGAGGACACGTCTCGCGCGCGGCGGCTCCGGGGACGAGCCCGCATGAGGAAGGTCTGGCGTTCGACCTTCAGGCGAGCGACCCGTCCAGACAAAACGAACTCAGAAGCTTGGCCCCGAGCGCCGGGCTGACCGTCATCTCGAACGACCCCAATCACTTCCAGTTGGGCGGCGCTGGACCGGGACGCTCGCCGTCTGGCCCGGTCTATCGCACTGGCTACGCCGCCACGCCCACGAGCGGACGCAGCTTTCTTGAAGCTCTTCAGCACTTCGAGAGCGGCGGGCGCAACATCAACAACACCACCCAAGGCACGTCCAGCGGACAGGCGCAGGGCTTCAACCAGATCACGACCGGGACGTGGGCTGACTTCGGCGGGGGACGCTACGCATCAAATCCGCAGGCCGCGACGCGCGACCAGCAAAACGAAATCGCGTTCACCATCCCGCTCAAGCGGTGGGCTCCCGAGACGTTGAACTATCTCAAGAGCCAAGGCTTCACGCTCGACCCGAACAAGACGCTGGGCGAGAACATCGCGCTGAATGGCGGAAATGTAGCGTCGGGAGCAGCGACTTCTGGTGGTTCAAATTTTGTTATGCCGGAGCCACCCCCTGACGACGGAGGGCTAGGCTCACTATTCAGTTCCGCCGTCCAGCCGTCCAAAGCTGCGCCTTCCGGGGTGCAAGCATCGTCGGGCATAGACGTAGGAGGCGAACTCCCAGAAATCGACCAGTCCTACGCGCTGGCCAGCACTCCCGTCGAAGAGTTGGGGGCGCGCTACCAACAGAACAAAGCCGCGCGTAAGCTGTCGCCCTTGGGTGAGTTATTCACGCTCCCGACGATAGGCCCGCAAGTTCCGGTCGCATCCCGCGCCCCGGTTAAACCCTTCGACATGGGGATCGGATAATGGTCACACACGCATCGAGAAATTCCGGGCTCCGCAACAGAGGCAGCGGGAGCCGAACCATCGGGATCAACAGGGACCCGCCACGTCCACAGCCCACAGGGATATGGCCGCAGGAGGGCGACCCTTCGGCAGCGCCGACGTTCCCCCTGCCCGCGCCTACGGGATTTGGCGACGGCTACGCTGTCGTCCCTCCCGCCGCATTGGGCAACGCGCCTTTGGGCGCAGCGCCCGCCGCGCCGCAAGACGTAGTGCTGGGGGCGAACCGGGACCCCGCTCGAGCCATGCCCGCGCCCTTCCCGCCGCCCGGCGCTGACGTCTCTGGCCAGCGGAGGGGGGCCGAAATCACCGCGCCGCTCGCGCCGTGGGACAACCACATGCCCGGACCCAACAGCGGGCCGGGAGGGATCGGCGGGGATTTTCGCTACCCGACGCAGCAGGTGGACGAGAGATTGCTGCCGGTACCACATGGCGGGGCGGCGGCAGCCTCGTCCGGGGGTCTAGGAGCCGTGCTGGCCGGTGCCGTCGCTCCGAAGGTCCCGTACCCCCCGCCGCGTCCACGCGCGGCTGTAGCAGCCGCCCCTGCGCCGTCCAGCAGCCCGTGGATCACGACCGGGATGCAGAACAACGACCCGACTGCTCGCTTCCAGCAGCAGATGGGGATGCTCGATCTGTCTAAACTCTTCGGAGGACGATGATGGCGAAGAACACGATCGCAGGAATGATGGCTCAAGCCGTGAAACCGGGGACCGTCCAAGCCCCTCCCGGCAAGGTGGGCGCGAAGGGCACGAAGGCCGTCGCGCCGCCCAAGGGCGTCCAGAAGACCGCGCCGGGCGGGCCGCTCCCCGGTAAAGCCCCACCGCCTCCGCTTCAGCCGGGGCAGGGCTTCAAGGGCGGGATGAAGCCGCCGTCCAAACCATTCGGAAAGTGAGAGAGCGCCCCTGCCCCACGCGCGTCGAGCCGGGGCAGGGGAGCCTTCGTCCTTGATTGCTGGACAAGACTTAGATGGTCTCTATCGCCAGCCGACGCGGCGGTTTTAGCACACGCTCCGGCAGGTCGCCATATCGTTTGCGCCAGTAGAAAGTGGCGCGGCTCATGCCAAGCTTTTTCCACGGCTCACGCGAGCGTTCGCTCTTCGGGTCAGTCGGCCTTCCGGGTGTCCTATTAGCCACAGGGGCCTCCTAAAAATTTTTCCGGGGTTGTGTTTCTGGTCTATCCTATATATGCCCTGCCCTCCACAGCGCAAGGAAAAAGGAGGCGCAGTCATGTTTCGGAAGTTCATGCACGTTGCGCTCGCGGCGCTGGCGCATCTGGCGATCTTGCTCTCGGCCCACGGGCTCGCGGAGAAGGTCGGCCACGAGATTGTTTCGCTCGTCCGTGACGAGTGGGCGGTCGGTGTCGCGACGCTCGCACTCGGTGACGAGTAAAGGAAAAGGCCCCGCGCACGGGGCCTTTTTTATTTCAGGCTTTCTTCGGCTGCGGAGCCGGAGGGAGCCCCTGATCGGGGCGGTTGCCGTCCATCGGATAAGCCTTCCACGTCCAGCCACGGCCCGGCACGTACACACCCACAAGAGCGCGCTGCCCAAGCTGCGGCGGGACGGGGACTTCAGGAAGCTGGACCGGCTGTCCACCTTCGGGAAGCGACTGATCCGGATGAGCCGGATTGAAGCCGTGGTCCGGCTTGGGCGGCTCGCTGGGCAGTCCGTGATCCGGATGCCCCGGATGATAGATGGGGTGGCTTGGCGAGCCTCCCTGTCCACCACCGGGGAGCCCCTGATCGGGCCGTCCGGGGACGCCGAACGAGGGCAGCGAATTGTCGGGGTGCCCGCCAGTGAGCGGGGTGATAAGAGCTAGGAAGGGTTGCGTCATGGATTGATTTCCTCCGTCCGCAGGGATGAGTTCCCTACCACACGCCGCAAGCGGCGGCTAAATCAAATCAAATCGGCGTCGATGAGCGCGAGTTCCGAAAGGGCTCGCGCTCGTTTGCTTTGCGCCATGTCCGAGTGATCGAAACACGTATGCCGGTAGCCGCCGCCCGAAGTCGGGAAGCCACACGAGCTTTCGCGCTTGCATCCGGGCTCGTCGCAGACAATCGCCACGCTCTCGGGGCTCTCGCATCGCGGGCAGACCGTCCACACGGCTGCATACTTGGGGACGTTCGCTTTCTCGAAGTCGCTTTCGACGCCGATGAAGCGGCAGTTAAGGCAGAGCCATTGGGGGAGGTTTGTTCCGAGGGTCATTTCGCAGGGTCCTTTCCACACGATCAAGAGCGTCGGCAAGGACTGTCCAAAGGTAGGCTTCCTCAAACTCGATTTTGCCTTGCACGACGCTGTAGGCTTTCAGTTCAGCCATCCGCTTAAATGCTCCGATGAAAGCGATCGGCTGGTCCGCGTCCAAGAGTTCTTGGAGCAGACTGTAGACACGCGCTTTTTCCATGTTGGTGAAGCGCGGCAGGACGGGCTCCCTTCGGGCACATAAATCTCTGGAAGCCCGCCCCTAGCCCGTGCGTCCGGGGGTATTGGACGCGACGGGATGGGTGTATGTTTACGCTGATAAGCCAGAAGCGTGCAACTCAGATGTTGTGGCGGTTGTGCTCGTCTTCCATGCCGGTTTCGCCAAGGTACTCGCCGCGATCCGTCGGACCCTCTCCTTGCAGGTCCGGCGAGCGAGCGCGCCCGTCGGCGCGGGTGCCCTGTCCACCGACGCCACCGGGAGCTTTGTTGATGTCGTCGTCCTTGGCGGTCGGGTCACGCAGCGGACGTGCGTCTGGACGGGTGCCTTCCTTCGTGCGGTCCCACCCGGTCGAAGCATCCTTCATGCCCTCTTCGACTTCGACGCCAGCGCCTTCGGCGCGCTTCCAAGCTTCCGGTCGCACGCGCTCTGCGGCTTCCTTCTCGGTGAGTTCGTACTCTTCCTGTGTGACTGGCTGGCCAGCGACATAGTCACGGCCCTTCGGCAGCGGCGGACGAGGATTGTCCTTCGTCCATTGCGTCGGCTCCGGGGGCTGGTTGGTCGGGTCGGTCGCGGGCGACGGATGCGCTGAAACGTCTCCCCCTTGCTCGTCGCCGGGCGGCTTGGTGTTGTAGCCCGCGTCCACGCCCGTCGGGTTGTCCCTGTCCTGCCCCGTCTTCGCGTCCACGCCCTTGGACTTGTCGCCGTTCTTGTGATCGTCGTGATGCTTGCCGGTCATTGACGTACCTCCTAACGAAAAGGCGACGCACCCCTGATTGGGGTGCGCCGCCTCCGATCTACGCTAAACTCGTGACGAGGGGTATTTGTTGCTTAGACCGCCAGAACGCGGGGCGTGGCGCGGCCTTTCTTCCAACCGGCCAGAGCCATCGCGCCGAAGCCAAGTCCAAGCAGCGCCCAAGTGGACGGCTCCGGGACGCCGCTCGTCATCGACTGGTTGAAGCCGACGATCGAGCCGCCCGCTTTGAAGTTGACCGTCGCGCCTTCCGCCATTGCGAAAGGGGCGTCCGCGAAGAACGCATCGGTGTGCGTGCCCGCGAAGCTGTCCGGGTCGCTAAGGGGCGAGCCGGATGCCGAGAACAGGAGAGCGCCCGGAGCCGCAAGGGTCGGGGTGACGTTGAGGCCGTTCGCGTAAAACGCCAGCGTCCCCGGCGCTGCGCCCACGTTGTTGTTGAAGGTCAGGCTCGCGCTCTCGCTGATAAACGACACGGGCGCAGAGAAGCCGGTGTCGCCCACGAGGAAAGACAGATGCCCAGCCGCGCCGTTGTTCACGATGCCGAAATTGGACATGGTGAGTTCATTGGTCGTTCCGAACGTCTCGGTGGCGAGCGTCCCGAAGATGCGAAAGTTGCCGACAGTGGTGTTGAGCGTCAGCAGATTGCCCACTTGACCGGCGAAGTCGCAAGCCGAGCCGTCCGAGCACGAGAAGGTGTTCGTCCCGTCCGTGAACGCGATGGTGAGCGTAGCGTCAGCGGGCGAAACCGCAGAGAGCGCGCCGACCAGAGCGGTCGCGGCTAGGAGTTTAGGCGAGAGCAAATTCATGGTGTTTTCCCTTCGATTTGGGAGGGTGAAGCGTCACCCTCTGGATTAGCATGACTTAACATTTTCGCCATGCCAATTTCATGTCGCCGCCGCATTTTCGCAGCCAGCACACCGATCTGCCCGCGCTGGCTTAGGACGCTGGCCAGCGACAGAATGTCTTCGCGCTTGGGGTCAACCGCCCGGAAACTCTCGACTTTTTTCGCCGCCTCGTTGTTGGCGTTGATGATCGCATAGGTTTCCTCGTCCAAGTCCATCAGGTCCTCGCAAAACGGTGCAGCCGAACCCCGAGCCCCGAGCGGCACTCGCGATCATGCTTCTTGCAGTAGCTTTCGGAGTTCGGGTCCTTGGGCGCGCCGCAGAAAAAATACTCGCCCCGGCGCTCCAACGTGACCGTGGGGTAACGACACTCGTTGTGGCGCAGGTCCATGAGCGAGACCTGTCCTTGGCTGCTCGCGGGGCGCGGAGGCAACGCCACAAGGTGCGACAAATCAGGGACGAAAGGTGGATCGAGGGGCACTCGCTTCTCCCGCCTTGGCCGGGTCCGGTTTTCTTGCCGATAGCGAGTGTTAAACCCGCGAATGGGAAAACGCACGTCCCCTTTTTTGCGGGCGTCGAACACCATCCGGCAGAGCGTGTTCTTTTTGATGCCGAGACGCCGTCCAATCTCGGGGGTCGAGATTTTCTCGGCCCAAAGGGGCGCGATCAGGTCCAGTCTTTCAGGTAGGGTCATTGAAGCTGCTCGATAAAACTTTCTATCGCGAGCTTGGACAATTCCGTCGTCCAAGCCGGGTCGTTGAGAGCGTGCTTGGCGAAAGCTTGACGAGCGCGATCCAGTTCCCAAGGGCACCGGACGTGCGGGCAAAAACCGCGAGGCCCGCACTCGGGGCAATGCCCCCGCAGAGTGTTCTGCGCCTTGATCGCTGGCCAGAGCACGTTCACGTCGATGGCGATCCGGCGAAGGTTCTGGTGCTGCTGAAACCAGCGAAACAGACGGCGAAGGATCATCGGGTCTTCTCAAGCACGTCCATCAGCGCGTAGTAATCCATTGTCACGAGCGTGCCGACGAACATCAGGGCGATGGCTGCGGCGAGCGCCAGCTTGATCGTGAAGGCGCGCTTTTCCTCGTCGGTCATGGCTCGCTCACAGGTTTGCTGGCTGCGTGTTCGGCTTCGTATTCCTCGCGTGTCTCGGCGGCTGGCATGCCCAAGTCGAACTCTTTCGGTTTGGCGCAGCGGACGCAGACGATCTGCGTCCGGGGGTGTCTCTTGAGAGCCCTCTGGCCACTCGGATAGATGCCGACTTCATGCCCGCACTTGAAGCAAAGGTCAGTGACCTGCTCCGGGTGCGTCACCTTCATGTCCGCCAGCCTCATGCAGATAAGCCGCACGTCCGATTTGGACGGGATGTCCTTGAACGACTTTAGCCACTTCACGGAGCAATCCTTTCGACGGCGGGACTTGAGGACGACGACCTTGACGGTCACGGCTTGACTTCCCTTGTGGACCTGTCGTCAACGCCGTGGCCCCGTTGTTCGTAGGCGAGCAAAAACAAAAGCTGGGCTACTGCGCACGCCAGATGGGGACGCTTGGTGCCCGCGTCCATCTGCTCGCCGCGCTGCCACGCAGAGATATGGCGCAGGGCGCTGGCCAGCGGACGATGCCACTCGCAGCCGCGCTCCCAACCCCGGCCTCGTGTGTCCGCGTCCACGGTCATGACGCCAACAACCTGTTCGAGCGCGTCCTGCGGGAGTAAATCCCAGCGAAGTTTTCCTTGGTCGAGCTTGAGGTAGGGCGCTTCGGTCGCTTCCGGCTCCGGCTCGTTCTGGACCTGCGTCACTGGCTCGTTCTGGACCTGCGTCACGGGTTGTTGCAGTCGGCTGAGAGTGCCCTCGATCACAGGCAGTCTTGGACGGGCGAACTCGCGGTTGATGGCGACTTCTGCGAACTCAGCGGCGCGCATGGCGCTCGATAGATCGGGCCGGTCGTTCATAAATTTTTTCTCCGGTGGGGTTTATGGTCGTGGACATAAAACTGGAAAAAGAACGGGCTCCTAAGCCCGCTCCTTCTCTCCCATCATATATCAGAAGGGCGAGTCGTCGTCGCCGCTGTCCGCGCTCACGAGAGCGTCACCGAAAGCCTTGCCCGCTTCGATGCGCCCGTCGATCCGTTCGCCGTCCTTGACGATCTGGATATGGTTGAGCCCGAAGCTTACGCCCTTTTTGCCCGAAGCCGACCAGCCGAAGGGCGAAAGAGACGCGCGGACGCGGCACCCCGCATAGGCCAAGTCGTAGTCCAGCACGTCGTTGTTGCGAGCGTCCACGATGCCCGGCTTCTGCTCGCTCCACGGGTTGATGAAGGTCCAGCCGTCCACATAACCCTTGTATTCTTTTTCAGCCGCGTTCTTGAACGGGAACACCAGAGTTTTGAGATTGACAGCCGCGCCGAATTTGGACTTCGCCGCGTCGATGCAAGCCTGTTGCATTGCTTTGTAGGCGGGGGAAGCTTGAGCGGCTTTGTCGAACAAAAGCGCGCAGGAGAAGACCGGCTTCGCGCCTTCCGACCGGGGCTTGGGGGATTTGAAAACCGGGAATGAGAGCGTGGCTTCCGGCGTGACGATATTCGCCATGTGTTTAGTTCCTTTGATGGTTGACTTCGGAGACTTCGGCTCCGCTATCAAAAGCGGATGGTTCAGAAATATCACGCTAGACCAAAATGTCAATCCTCAATCGGCAAAAAGTGACCTTGCGGCGAGTTGTCGATCGCATCGCGCGGGTCGGTGTCGCGGACCAGTGTAGAGCCCGAGCTTTCCTTCACAACCATTGCATCCAACGCCGGGACTTTTATGCGCCGCGCCTTGAGGACGCGCTCGACGGCTGCGACCGACACCACCTTCACGACTTCGTGAAGCGGTACGCCAGCGACATTGAGCGCCGCGAGCGCATCGTTGTCGTCTGTCCACTTTCGGATCGCTCGCTTCGGGACCAGTTTGTAGTTCGGGATGGACTGTCCGGCGTCGGCGCGCTGACTGGCTTCGGCGCGTATGAGGTTAATCCAAGCGACGATAAGGTCGGCCTTATCGAGCGCGTGTGAAAGATCAGCATTAGTAAGCCCGCCGACGATGGCTGCCGGAGCATCCGCAAACGCTGTTCGTGCTTCAATCTGCGCCAAATTCGCCAAGGCTTTGCACTCCCCCGCTCTAACGCACCAGCGGCAATGAACACCGGGAATTTCCGTCGCGTCATCGTCGGCTATCCTTTGGAGAGCGGGCTCTAAGACTTCGGCTTCCCACATTCGGAGTTCGCCCACCGAATAGGTCACGCTTTGGACGGGCGGTCCAGCCGTCCGGGGCTGGATGATCGTGAGCTTCACGCGACGCACGCTCTTGAATTTTCGATAACCCCCGAGCCCGTAGATTTTAAGCTGCGGATTGCCATCGACGCCAACCAGTACGCCCTTGCCATATTTCAGGTCCGCGATTTCGAGTTCGCGATCGTCCCGGTTCCAGCCCATCGCGTCGGCGGTGCCGTAGACGGCTTCCGGCAGGTCCAGAAGCTCGACCCGGGTTTCAGTCTGGAAAACGTGCGAGCGTTTTTGAAGGTCCTGACAATAGCGCGCGTAGACTTGGACGTGGTCGAGCATTTCGTCGGTGATTTCGATGGCTTCCCCATCGACTGTGATCGCCGGGGGAATTTTTCGCCCGTGCACAAGGTTCTCGGCGGCTTCGTGCGCGGCGGTTCCCTCGCGAGTGTAGGGCGAGGGCAATCGCTTTTTGCCCCGCGCCTGCGTGACGCTGGCCGGGCACTTCAGCCAGATGGATGCGCTCGAAGGCGAAGCGTCAGCATGGCTCAATGGAGTTTGCCTAAGTTGAGCGGCTTGTGCGGCGGCAACGGTCGCTCGTCCGAAGCTTGGGCCTCGATCGTCCGGCGCTGCGGCTGCGGCGTGTCGTACATGAGGAAGCCCATCCCGAACGCGATGACGCAAAACCCGCCGAACAGGAGGATAGGCAGGATCGTGACGAACACGATGGCGTGGGGGATCGTCCTCGCGCCCCATTTGACGAGTTGGATGAACGCCCAAAGCCCGAGGCAACCGGCGATGACAAGATAGGGGATCATCGTGCTTTCCAGACTTCGCATAACACGCCAACCAAACACACTGCGCCAATCGCAACGATGAGATGGAATAGTTCTCGCATAAATTTTTTCTCCGCAGGGTGTTTATGGTCTAGCTTATTATGTGAGCTTGGTCAACATAAAATGCTCGCCCGCCACATATTGCCCCAACGAAGCTGGCTCGCGACGATCCATGTCCGGGATCGGCGTCGCGCCCACTGGAAAGACTTCGGACGTGGGGGCGTTCGCCTCCTGCCAGTCGCGCGCTTCCGCCATGTGGACGGCGAGCTTTCGCGCTTTCGCGTAAGCCGTCCCGGCCAGTCCATATCGCGTGAGGGTCGTGTCTTCCTTGATGGCGCGCTCCCACTCGCGGGTGCGCTCCGTCCGGCGATAGGCTTCAAGCGGCAGATTTAGGGGCATTGGGAAATTCCTTCATCATTTCGACGCGGATCGCCGGGAAGTGCTTGGCGTCGATTTCAAACATCTTGGCCGTCCCGTGTTTCTTGGACATCTTGGCGATGAAAGCGTCCACCTTCGGCTTGGCCTTGGCGTTCTCGCGCATCGTCACGAGGGTATCGAGGGTGAACTGGCGATCGCCTTCGGGGTCGCTCGTGTCGGGGATCGCCTCCGGCTCGTCCACAGGGGCGTCCAGCGGGGTCTTGGACTTGGACGGGCTCATGAGCGCGTCCACGTCGTCGGGGGCGTCCACGGGCTCTGCTGGCTCGTTCTTCGCGCCCTTTCCCTTGCGGGTCTTCGGCGCTGTCGTCTCTGGCTGCGCCGGGGGCTCCGGTTGCTGGCCAGCCTCCACAGGAGTTTCGGCTGGCGATGGCTCGCGCTGGTCGATGACTTCCAGTTTGAAGCCGTCGTCGCGCAGACGTTGGCGAACGATTTCGATCAGCGCGTCCAACGGGATGCTGGAAGCGTCGATCGCTCCGGTCGGCTGCATGGTGGTCAAGTTGTTGAGTTTTTGAAACTCTTGGACGAGTTCGGCGGCGCTGTCGCAATTGAACGTAAGGGTCAACATCAAATTTTCCTTTTAGATCGTGTTTTCGTCGTCAAACAAATCCGCGAAGTCTTGCGTCTTGCGGGCCTGAATTTCCTGCAACCGTTCGTCGTAGGTCCCGACTGCCGACAGGAAGCGGGCGAGGACGGCGTCCTGCTGCCCAATCCGGTGGATACGGCAAGCGGCTTGCCAGTTCATCTTCGGTGAAAAATGACTTTCCACAAACAGCGTGTCGCTGCACTTGAGCTTGCCGCCCGAGAGCGTGATGGCGGTCCCGCCCGCTTCGATGTGGCCGACGAACACGCGGTGTTTGCCTTCCACAAAAAGCTCGATGCCTTTGTCGCGGTCGCGCTGGCTTACGCCGCCGTCCAGACGCGACACGCCGACGTCGAGCAGATGCTTGACGAGGTAGTCGATCACGGGCGTGTGGATCGCCCACAACACGATCTGACCCATGCCGCCGTCCAGAAGGTCGTGGACGAGTTCCGCCGCCGCAGGGGCCTTCGCCATGCCTAGCTCTGCATAACGGGTGCTGTTGTTCATCATGGCGGCGTGCTTGAGGATTTCCTTTTCCGTGTAGCCGCTCTCGACCAGTTGCGAGACGGTCGCGAAATATTCCGGGTTGTCGATCTGGACCGGGTGCGTCACGAACCGTAAAGGGGGCAAATCTTTGAGGACTTCGTCTTTCGTCTTGCGAATGAAAAACCCGTTGAGCCGCGTCTTCAGCTCCTTGACGTTTTTGGACCCCGTGATGATTTCGATCGTGCGCCCGTTCGAACGGATGTTCGACTTTTCGCAGTAGCGGTCCTCGAACGCGGTCTTGGACATGACGCGCCCGTTCTCTTGGATCAGGTCTGGACGGAGGCTGGCCAGCACAGGCCACAACTCGCCCGCATGATTGGGTGCGGGGGTGGCGCTCATGGGGTGCGCCAGCCCAAGCCTGTCGCGGAAGCCTTTCTTGCCGGACAAGACAGCCTTCGTGCGCGCTGCGCCCGAGTTCTTGAGCGCGTGCGCCTCGTCCAATACGGACAGGGCGAATGGCGCTCCGCGCTGGATGGCCGAGACGACGGCTCCCGAGCGCGAAAGCAATCCATAAGTGATGTAGAAAACCCCTTCGGCGTTGGACACGTCCTGCGACGATTTGATGATCTTGAAAGGCGGGTGGTTGGGCCAGAACTTTTCCAGTTCCAGCCGCCACGAGTAGGTCGCGGTCATCGGTCCCGTGATGAGGACCCTTCGAGCGTTGATCTTTTTCGCGACTTCGAGCGCCGTGCAGGATTTGCCCAAGCCGGGGTCGAACACGTTGTAGATGGCGCGCTTGGACGCGGCGACGATGGTGCTCGTCTCGTCCTGATACGGGAGCGGTTTCATAGGTCCATAAGTTTCAAACGGAGGATGGCCGATCCGGCTGGCGTGATGAACCAGACGGTCTGCTGTCGGCTCGACCAGCCCGGACGGGTGATGCGCTGGCCTTGAGCGTTGTAGCGGGCTTCGATCAATCCTTTTTTGGACAAGGGTCGCCAACGTGGACTGATGGTTTGCCGAGGAAGGGAACAGGATTGCTCCTGCTCCATCCACGTCTTGCCGTTCTGTCCCCCACGTCCAATGGCGCGCAGCACGATCAACTCCATGTCTGCGACAACGATGCTCGCCGCCGCCGCATGAGACGTGGACGGGTCGCTTCTGCGCGCCGGATCGTAAGGAAGGGTCACGGTTTGGTCTTCGCCGCCATCGCCGCGCGACGGAGCGCGCCGATGATTTCCGGCTCGTCCTTTTCCGGCTCGCGCGAGACGGCGATGGTGTGGGCCCCAAGGTCGATCGCCTTGCCGCCGAGCATCCCGCCGACGATCATCTTGGCGATGCTGGACGCGACGGCGCTGGTCCGCGCGTCAAGCACTTGCGCCTTGAGCGTTTTGATTTTGGCCTTCAACTTTTTCTTTTTCATCGCAGGGTTCCTTTCACTTACCCGTTTCTCTCAACCAAAGGGCCATGAGCAGCGCCTCCGCGCGGCCCGCGTCCTTTTTCAGGTGGAGCTTGACGTTCGGGAAACGCTTGATCGCGAGAGCCCGAGCCTGTTCCTTGTCGGCGCTCAACCGGAAATGCTTTTTCCAGATGCCGGGAGCGACTTCGATGATCTGGACATTCTTCGCGGCGAGCGCGCCGTGGATAATCCCGTAGCCCATGCCAAATCTGAAAGAGCTTGACACCCCCTGCTTGGGCATGGCGCTCACTCTTTCAACGACTGCGTAGGTGGGTAAATACTGGTTGAGGATGTAGCCGAAGGCTTTGCCGTCCACCATTTTGTTGACAACCGGCATGTCGAAGGCGAGCGCGCTGTTCACGCCGCCTTCCACGTCCCAAGGGATAATCCCGTAGGCGGCGCTGATCGAGCCGGGGTCCACGCCCATGACAGTTGTCTGGTTAGGTTTCATGATCCGACAAGCCTTGCTTTGTGTTTTTCGAGCGCGATGGTCGCGCGGTCACGCCGGTCCTGCGGCGTGTGCTCGTTGCGGACGCAAAACAGAATGTCGGTGTATTCCGGCTTGGTGAAAACCGCGTGCCGGTCCAACTGATCGCGCAGATATTTCTCGCTGATCGCGATCTTGTCCTGCCGCTCCTGCAACCGAGGAAACAAGATTTCCGATCGCCTTTTGAACTCCGCGAGGACGCGGTCCTCGAACGTCTTGTGAAGTTGCTCCATCGCGGCTTTTATTTCGACTTGGACGCGCGCCTCGACATGATGCTCCTGCGCCTTGGTGTAGGTGTGAGTGGACGGCGCGATCCGGTTTTCAGCCTTGACCGTAGCGAGCGCGGGCTCGACCACGATGCGCGAAAGTCCGCTCGCCTTCATCGCCTCTTGGACGGTGGGGACCTTGCCGTGGACTGACACATGAGCGCGGATGACGTCCGCCGCCTCGATGCGCTTCGGGGTGTCCACGGGGGCCTTGAGCTTGGGCGTTTTACTAGGCTTAGTAAAACGGGCGTCGATCCCTTGGATCGACCGACTATTTTCGTTCGCTAACATTTTGCGTGTCTCGTCTGGCTCCGCGCCCCAACGGACAAGGGCGGCGCGGTCTTGGTGAGGTAAACGGTTGTCGCCGAAACGGCTGGCGCACCACTTCCCGAACGCTTGCAGCGACGGGAGTTCTTTCTTCGCCGCCGCCAATTCGACAGCGAGTTCCAACGTCGCATCGCGCCAGTCCTTGTCCGATTGCGCGCTGCGCTCGTTCGCGTCGTCTTGACGGTCCAAAGCGGCTTCGATCTTTTGGGCGCGACGTTCCAACCCGTCAGGCATTTTGACCACGTTGTTCATCGGGAATTTTCCTTCTTAGCCGGAGTGTGGGGTTATCATTACCCCGCACTTTTGTTCCGGTTCCTTTAGAGCCGGGGGGTCGGAGCCGGGCTTGCGCCCGGCCCCTCGCGAGAGTTTTACTCCGCTGCGGCTGCCGTCCGCTTAACGCTGGAAATAAGCAACTGACGGGGAGAGAAACCGCGACGATGCGCGACACGCTTGAGCGCCGCGATCATCGCCCATTCGTCGGCGTTGGCGATGGACGTGTCGCCCGCCGTTTCCGCCAGCCCCTTGAGCAAGTGCGCGGCTTTAACCTGCTTGAGGAAAAACCGCTTGCTGGACGGGTGCCCGACCGGCTGCATCAGTTCCCGGATTTCCCGGTTCCAATATTTTTCCACCGCCACATCCACGGTGTCGGTCAACTTGACCTTGCGCGAGCTAGCCGAAAGCTGCTCCGGGACGGGGTGGTAGGAATACACAAGTGAGTTACGTGTCATAGTGTTTGCGCCTCCAAAAGCGCGGCCCCTCGAAAAACTCGATCGAACGGTGAGAGGCAGGAAGCCCGTCGATGACCACCACGTAAACTCGTGTTAAAATGTTGTCAAGACTATTATTGACTTTCTCGAAAACTGGCGTATGTTGACTAGACCAAAACTAGCAGCATAAACCACAAAAACAGGAGTTAAATCAAATGGTTATACCAGCCGTGGCGCCCAACATCCAAGGTGAAATCCCGGAAGCCCACGCCAAGCGCGTAGTCTTTGAAATGGTTGATTTTCTCGCCCAAGCCTCGCTGGCCAGCCGACATGACTTCATCGCCGCGATGAACGCGCCCATCGGCGGCAACCCTAAATCGCAGCAACGCTGGGCCAATCGCGTCAACCGCTCGACGGTGCCCATTGTGGCTGACTTCGCGACAAGCTGGGGCAAGCGGGCGAAATTCACCATGATCCTAAGCCTTTGGACGCCGGACGAACACGGCGGCGCGACTGTGTGGAACTTCATGGTCAAGAGCGACGGACCGGGGACCGAACAGAAATCCAAAGGCCCCTTCTGGCGCTTCTCCAATCATGCGCTCGTGCGCTTGGTTCAACGCTCCGGCGCGACCGACGCGATCAAACTCATGCAGGTGATGCGCGAAGTGGCGAAGTCCGTGGGCGACGGCATGGCGAGCGCGATGCTGATGAAGGGCGACGGGCAACTTCTGCATGTCAAATTCAAGGGCGGCTACGCCGTGATCGACTGGCCAGACAACAGCGACGTCGCGGTCCTGAAGACGATCTTGGGTCCAGATATGGCGGTTCCGCTGCCCGGGCTCCACTAGGGTTTGGGGCTCTTGACGCTCGCGCTTTGCGAGCGCCTTTGTCGTATCCACTTCCAAGGTCAAATCCCAATGACAGTTTGCCACATCGACTTCGAGACGTGCTCGGCGCTCGATCTTCGTAAGGTTGGCGCGGACGTGTACTCGCGCGATCCTTCGCTCATCGTGACGGTGCTTGCCTACGCTTTCGATGGCGGGCCTGTCCAATCTTGCACGAACGTCAAACACCTGCCGGTGGACCTGTTCAACCATTTAGTTTCCGGTGGGGAATTTAGAGCTTGGTCGGCTTCGTTCGAGTGGGCGATCCTGACCAATCATTTCAAGCTCAAGCTCGATCCGGCGCAAGCGGTGTGTGTTCAGCAAAAAGCCTTGCACTCGGGCTTGCCCGCGTCACTCGAAGACGCCGGACCTGCGATCGGCGCGAAAATCCACAAGGACGCCAGCGCCCGTCGCCTCATGCTTCAGCTATCGAAGCCGCGCAAGCACAAGGACGGGAGCACGACGTTCTGGCATGTGGACGAGCCGACGAAGCTCGTGGAGTTGGCGGTCTATTGCGTGCGCGACGTCGAGAGCGAGCGCGCCATCGACAGTATGATCGCGGACCTGCCCGTCACCGAACAGCACGTCTCGATCATGGACAGGAAAGCCAACAACCTTGGCGTCATGCTCGATCGCGAGTTCATCGTGCGCTTGAAGGCGCTGGCGATGGACGAGACGACGAACCTCAACCAGCAATGCACGCAACTGACCAAGGGCGCGATCACTTCACCGGGGACGCAGACGGCGAAACTCTTGGCGTGGCTGCAATCCTACGGCCTTCCGTTGATGGACGTGGGCAAGGACAGCATCACGGCGATGCTCTCTTGCGAGCAGGGCGGGACTGTCAGGCGGGTGCTTGAAATCCGACAGGAAGTCGCGAAGTCTTCGATCAAAAAGCTGGACGCGATGCTGCGCTGCATGGGTCCCGGCGATCGGGTGCGCGGGCAACTCGCGTACTATGGCGCGTTTCGCACGGGGCGCTTTGCAGGGAGATTGATCCAGCCGCAGAATTTCCCTCGCGCCGCGTTCAAGACGATGCGCTTGCTGATGCGCTATCTCGTGCTCGCCGCGCATGTGGACGTGGACTTCATTCGTCTGTGCTGGGGCAATCCGCTCGACGCTGTGGCCAGCGCATTACGAGGCTGTTTGATCCCTGCGGTGGGCAAAGTCTTCATCGTCCGCGACCTGTCGCAGATCGAGGCTCGGGTCATCGCATGGCTGGCTGGCCAGCAAGATATTCTCGACGTGTTCGCTGCGGGCAAGGACGTCTACACCTACACGCAAATTCTGCTCGGGCTGCGGTCCAGACAGGAGGGAAAGGTGGTGGTCTTGGGCTTGGGCTTCGGCATGGGACCGGGGCGCTTCCAAGAGAACGCCGCGTCCAACGGGCTCAAATTCACCGCCGAAGAGTGCGAGCACATCGTGAAAGAGTGGCGCGCCGCCAACCCCAAGATCGTGCAGTTCTGGTGGGACTTGGACAACGCCGCCAAGAATGTGATTGGCGACTGGCACGCGCACCCGGCGCACCCGGTAACTATAAGATGGGTCGGCAAGAAGATCGAGCTTCAGACTTCGAGGGCGCGCAACGGCTCGTGTCTCTTGACGATCCTGCTCCCGTCTGGACGGCGGCTCTACTATCGCAACGCGCGGCTTGAGCAGGACCCCGACAACGCGATGCGTGTCCAGATCGTCTACTCGGGCGTGGACACGTACACGAAGAAATGGACGGACGTCCGCACTTATGGGGCGAAGCTCGCGGAGAACATCACGCAAGCCGTGGCGCGCGATGTCATCGTCGAGGCGGCGCTGCGGGTGGACGCGCAGAATTTAGGCAAGCTTGTGTTGAGCGTCCACGACGAGCTTTTGTTCGAGGTTGACGAATTGGACGCGCAAGCTTGCGAGGGTTTTATTTCTGTAGAAATAAACGCTCGTCCGAATTGGGCTCCTGATTTGCCAGTGGCGAGCGAGGGCGGCATCCTAAGACGCTACGGGAAGTGAGCCGATGAATTTCAGCGATTGCAGACACCCCTGCTGCGCTTTCAAGCGAACATGCTGCGGATGCTGCGGAGTGGGGATAGGGAGGCGCGCCATCGCTTCCAAGGTCTTTGGCGCGCCTCCGAACGGCGCTTTCGCTTTCGACGGCGACGAGTGCCCGAAAGGATCGACACTCGAGGCCGGTAGCGACGAAGTCCGCCCGATCAACTTAGGTCCAAAGCCATGAGCGCGCAAGCCTACAAGCTCACCCCCTTTGACGAGCCGGTCGCGCTGCCCGACGCGCTGGCCAGCAGGAGGAACTGGATTTGCTGGCGCGCCGACCCGGACTTCGACGCGCAGGGGGTTTTGAAGCCCAAGCCCAAGAAAACCCCGATCATCGTGGGTCCGGGAACTTCGCTCTCATGGCAGAAAGCTGGCAACCATGTGTCTTACAGCGAAGCCGTGGAAGCCGTCGAGAGACACAAGCTCTCGGGGATAGGGTTCGTGCTCACTCCCGGTTGCGGCTTGGTGGGAGGCGATTTGGACGGCTGCCGCGATCCGGCGTCTGGCGTGATCGAGCCGTGGGCTCAAGCCATCATCGACCTGAAAGAAACTTACTTCGAAATTTCACCCTCGGGCGCTGGGATAAGATTTTGGGCGCTCTCGAGCGACATCCCGATGACGCTCAAGAAAGACGAGGCGGGTGTCGAGCTTTACTCGACAGGGCGCTATCTCACTTTCACCGGCCAGCATATCGCGGGGACGCCGTGGCAGGCTCACAGGGCGACGAAAACCGTGGACGCGCTGTTCGAGCGCGCTGCGGCGTTCAAGCCGGACAGGAGCGCCGCCCAAGCCGCCGTGGCGGCGGCGCTGGACCCCGCGTCGCCTGAAGCGTTCGCCCGCAAGGTCTACCGTGACAGCCCGATGGGCCAGATCAACCAAGCTGCGATGGCGAACTTCGATGTGTGGGTCCCGGAGCTTCTGCCGGAGGCGATAAAGACGGCGGACGGCGGCTACAGGGTCAAGTCCAAGGATTTGGGCAGGGCGCTCGAAGAGGACTTGTCGCTGTCGCCAGTCGGGATCATGGATTTCGGGGTTCACGACATGGGCGATCCTCGTGGCGGACGGCGCTCGCCTATCGACATCGTGATGGAGCACTCAGACCCGAAACTTGGACTGGAAGCTGCGGCAGAGTGGTTGGGGTCCCGCGTGGGCCTCCCTTTCGTTTCAAGCGCCGGATCGTCTGGCGCATCGTCCGCGCCTGATGTTCCCCCTTTGAAGCCAACTTCGCCTACAGGGTTCGTTGGACGGGCTCCCGTTCCTCGGGAGTGGATCGTTCCCGATTGGGTGCCGTGCAAGGTGGTGACGGGGCTCTATGGCGACGGCGGGACGGGGAAGAGTTTATTGGCGCAGCAGCTTCAGACGGCGTGCGCGATCGGGGGCCAGTGGATTGGACAGGCGGTCCAGCAGGTCACGTCGCTGGGGCTCTATTGCGAGGACGACGAGGACGAGCTTTGGCGGCGGCAGGACAACATCAACGCTGCGATGTTCACGGACAATTCCAAGCTCGGCGCGCAGCACTGGCTGGCCAGACCCGTGGAGGACAACGCGCTGATGGTGTTCGCGCGGAACGGGGTGGGCGAAACCACGAAGCTGCACGCTCGGCTTTTGGAAGCTTGTCTGGACTTGGGCGCAAGGCTTCTGGTGGTGGACACGGCGGCTGACACGTTCATGGGGGTCGAGAACGACAGGGGGCAGGTCAGGCAGTTCGTGCAGAGGGCGCTGGGGTCGATCGCGCTTCAGATCGGGGGCGCGGTGGTGTGCTGCGCGCATCCTAGTTTGTCAGGGCTTATAAGCGGAACTGGAACCGCAGGGTCAACAGGCTGGAACAACGCTTTCAGGTCACGGCACTATTTGGAGTTGCCCAAGGACGAGCCCCCGGACACACACTTGCGGACTTTTACAAGGAAGAAAGCCAACTACGCGGCTCGCGGGACGGTCCTGAATTTACGCTGGGCGTCGGGGGTCTTGGTGCTGGATGGAACAGCGGGTGTCACACAGCGCGCAGTCGAGGACGTGTTCTGTGACATTCTTCGCGAGTTTGGACGGCAAGGCCGACCAGTCTCATCGTCGCGAACCGCTCACAACTCGCCCAAACATTTGTTTGGGGCTTTGCCTAGAGCGGATCGAGAAGGGTATTCAGGAGGGGACTTCATGCGGGCGATGGAAGGGCTATTGCGGGTCGGGATCATCATTTCAGTGCCGTACAAAAACAAAGGTTATGAAAGTTTTCGGCTCGATTTTCCGTCGGCGTCGGGTAATACCGGGACATCGCCGGGACCTAATTTGCCATTTTAGGGGTCCCGGCGCACTTTTCGTCATTTATGTCAATAGGTTAGT